ATTTAGATTTTTACCATGTTTAACTTCAGGATTAGCTTACTATTTAAGTATTACATACAAACCAGAAAAATCAGACATGTTAAAAATGATATATGAAGATGAATTATTAAGAGCTTTACAAGAAGACGGTCAAAGAACTTCTACTTTTATTTCTCCTAAAACTTATTATGGAGAAGGCATCTAATGACTTCATTTGCCACAGGTAAGAAGTCTTATGCCATATCAGACAGATCGGGCCAGCGATTCCCGTATGATGAAATGGTGACAGAGTGGAATGGATCATTTGTTCATTACACAGAATACGAACCTAAACAACCACAACTTGAACCAAAGATACCAGGCAACGATCCGCAAGGCTTGCAAAACGCACGACCAGATCGCGTAGAACCAGAATCTTTTATTTTATTACAATACAATCCATTTGTAGCAACGGCAGGTAGTTCAACAATCACCGTCAACGAACCGGGGCATGAAAAATCTACAGGAGACAAAGTTGTATTTACAGATGTAATAGCAGGAAACGGATTTACTAATGCTTTATTAAACACAACAGTTGCATTTACATTAACAGTTATAAATTCAAATCAATACAGCATTAATGGAAATACTGTTGCAACATCTGGTGGATTATTTGGTGGACCGCAAGTTTCTGTAACACAATCTCCAATTCCATTACCTAATAATGCATTTAAAACAACAGTAGGTAGCTCTACAATTAATGTTAGTGAACCAAGTCATGGTAAAGTAACAGGAAACACAGTTAGATTTTATAATGTTAATGTATTAAATGCTTTTTTATCTACTTCAGGATTTCAACAAACAGTCTTAACAACGTCATCTGGATATAGTATAACTGTTGTTAACGCAGATAATTATACCTTTAATGCATCATCAGGAACTGGAACTTTTGACACATTAATTGGTGGAGGAAACGCAACAGTAGAAACTTTATAATATGGCACTAACATATTCACAACTTGTAACACAAATTAGAAACTATACAGAAGTAGATAGTAACGGATTATCGGATAATACAGTTTCTATTATAGTTCAAAATACTGAAAATAGAATTTACAGAGAATTAAATATTGATGCTTATAGATTATATGCATCTTCAGTTACAACTGCTGGAACAACTACTATTTCTGTACCATCAGGACTTCGTAATATTAGATATGTAGAAATGATTTCTCCAGATGGTGAAATTAGTACATTAGAACAAAAAGATAGTTCTTACATGGCAGAATTTAATAACTTTCCAAATTCTTCTACTTATTATGAAAAACCAAGATATTGGGCAAACTGGAATGAAACTACATGGTTTGTAGCGCCAACTCCTAATACGACTTATGCAATTAATATTGCTTATTATTCACAAGGAACTTCTATAACTTCAGGAAATTCAGCAACTTCAACTACTTATATCTCTACTTATGCTCAAGATTTACTTCTTTATGGCTCTTTAGTAGAGACATATAAATACTTGAAAGGTCCACCAGATATGATACAAGTTTATGAACAATCATATCAACAAGCCAGAGAATCTTTTGGTGTTGAACAGACAGGTCGTAGAAGAAGAGACGAATATGTTGACGGCGAGCCTAGAGTTGTAGTAGATTCTCCGCCACCAGGAAAATAATTAAGGAGTTAATATGGCAAATATAGTACCAGATAGTTTTAAAGAAGAACTTTTTGAAGCAGTTCATAATTTTTCAGCTGCAGGCGGAAACACATTTAAGTTAGCATTGTATTCAACTGTTTCAGGTTTTACTGCAACAGGAACAACTGTATACACAACAACAAACGAAGTAAGCGGTACAGGATATTCTGCAAGCGGAACAACTCTTACAAATCTTGGTGTTGCAGTTGGACAAAATATTTCTTATGTTGATTTTGCTGACGCAACTTTTTCAACAGCAACCATTACAGCATCATGTGCTTTAATCTATAATACATCTCAATCATCTAAAGCAGTTGTAGTATTAGATTTTGGCGGTGATAAAACTTCAACAAACGGCGACTTTACTATTCAGTTCCCAGCAGCGAATTCAACAAGCGCAATCTTGAGAATATCGTAGTAGTTCGCCATAAAAAGTTATGGCTAATAATACTTGGGGAATACATCCATGGAGTCAAGGCGAATGGGGTCAACAGACTACTGATGTAGTTGTAGAAGTTGGTATTTCACAAGGTTGGGGTAGAGTTTCATGGGGTGAAGGAGCTTGGAATGAATCTGTTCCAATAGATCCATTATTATTAAATCAAGGTACAATTGCAATTAGTGGTAAAGCAGAAGTTGCTTTAACCGGAAATAATTTACAAACACAAACTGGAACAATTACATTTACTGGTAAAGCAGTTGTTGAAGTAACTGGTAATGGTTTAAGTCTAGTAGTTAATAATGCAATCGTAACTGCTAAATCTAATGTAGATGCAACTACAAATTTATTAGATTTACTTGTACAAAATCCAAATGTTATTGCAGGTGGTAATGTTACCGATGCAGTTGTTGGTCAAGAATTAGATATACAAACTGGAACTGTTACATTTAGTTTAGATAATATAATAACTGCAACAGGTTCAACTATTCAAATAGGAACAGGTCAAGTTACAATAGCTTTACCTACTGTTGTTCAAGCAACTGGATCAAGTGTTGTTACATCTGTTGGTAATGCTCAAGTTATTGGTAAAAACTATGTAGATGTAAATGGTAATGAAGTTTCTGTTCAAGTTGGAACTCCTACACTATCTTTAGGAGCAGGTGTTACAGCTACCGGATCAACTGTTAATATAAGTGTCGGTACAGTTAACATAGAATCTAGATATTTTGTTACTGGAAATCAGGTAACTGTAGGTCTTGGAAATATAACAATTTCAACAGATCAGGTTATTATACCTACATCAAATCAATTGACTTTGGGCTCTGGAAATCCTACTATATATGGCTGGGTAATAATAAACCCAACAACAGGTCAAAGCTGGTCTGCTATAAACCCTGCAACTACTCAAACATGGGTTGATATAACTTAATAAAAGTGATATGGAGAATTTAATATGGCAAGTACATTTAGTAATTTAGGTTTAAACTTACAAGCGACTGGCGAAAACTCTGGAACATGGGGAGCCATTACAAACGTTAACCTACAAGATATTGATAATGCAATCGCAGGTGTTGTAACAATAACACTAACAGGAAATACAACTTTAGCATTCACAACAAATTCATCTTCAACAACTTACACAGACGAAGCAGGTAGAAATAAAACAATTATTTTAAATGGTTCATTATCTGCAACAACAGTTACAGTCACAGTTCCAAATATAGAAAAAGATTATGTCATCATAAACAATTCAGGTGGAACAGCTACTATTTCATCTGGTGGTTCAACAACTGTATCTATTGGAACAGGTTCTAAAAATTATGTTATCGTAGATCCGTCTACTACTTCAGTTATTTCTGCAGTACCAGCAGCAAGTCCTGGTGGAACTACAAATGGAGTTCAATATAATAATGCAGGAGCTTTTGCAGGTTCTACTAACTTTACCTTTGATGGAAGCAATGTTCAAATTGGGTCACAAGGTGATTTAAGATTAGGTGATTCTGACAATTCAAATTATGTAGCATTACAAGCACCAGCTACTATTTCTTCAAATTATACACTAACATTACCAACAGCTGATGGTACAAATGGTCAATCATTAGTTACAAATGGATCTGGAACATTAAGTTTTGCTGGTCCTTATGCAACAACAGGAAAAGCTATTGCAATGGCAATGGTTTTCGGTTAAAATAAACGAACGGAGATAAATTATGGCAAATCCAAATATAGTCGCAGTCAATACGATATTCGGTAATACAACAGGTATTGCATTAACTACAACTTTAACTACAGTATTACTTGCTAACGGAACAGCATCAGGAAAAGTTTATAAAGTAAATTCAATTATGGTTGCTAACATAGATGGAACAAGTGCTGCAGATGTTTCAATTGATTATCACACAGCTGCAAATGGAACAGCAGGTTCATCTTTTGCTTTAGCAGGAACAATTTCTGTACCAGCCGATGCAACTTTATCTGTAATAGATAAAACAAATTCTTTCTATCTAATGGAAAACCAATCAATCATTGGTGGCGCAAGTGCTAACTCTGATTTAGAATGCGTTATTAGTTACGAAGACATAAGTTAGGAGACTAATTATGGCCAAAGAAAATGGTGGCGTAATTGGTATCATAAATACCCCAACCTCAACAACCGCATCAGGTGTCTGGGCTCTACAAGATCAATACGAAGCTAAAAGAAATAGCAATTGGCCACTTACTCCTTTTGTAAGTCCAAATTCAGCAAGATTTAATTCTGGTAGTTCTGATTATCTAAATAGAACATTTACAACTCCAACAAACAGAAAAATATTTACATTTAGTACATGGTTAAAGAAAACTAAAA